CAGACCTGGCCGGCGTTGGCGGGATACGGGACATCCTTGATGCCCTTGGCGAAGTCGCTCTGAATGATGGCCATGACTGGTCCTCGGCGAGAAGATGGGAGGGGGCGGTGGATCCGGCTCTCAAGCCGGATCCGGAGGCGTCAGTGCACCGGCGGCGCCGTCACGGCGCCGGAGGCGATCAGCCCGGGTTGGCCGCGTAGGTGTCGATGGCGATGACGCCGAAGTCCGAGTTGTTGAACCGGGTCTTCTTCTGGCCCATGATGAAGCCCGCCATGACCTCCATCTCGTTGCCGTGGTCCTTCGGCTCCTCGTTCCAGAAGGAACGCATGCCGTTGTTCGAACCGTAGGCGACGACGCCGGCCTGACGGCCGAGGAAGAGCGCGCGGGAGGCCGGCAGATTGACGCCGCTGCCGTAGTCATTGAAGCGGATAACCGCCTCATGGCTGTGCAATACGACGTTATTGACCATGCCGAGGCCGCCCTTGAAGATCGGGTTGTTCCGCCCCTCGGCGGCCGCCGCAGCGCGCTGCATTTCGAGCCAGCCGCCGGCGCCGCTCTCCGTGCGCAGGTCATGCTCCTGGAAGGGAGACATGATGCAGACGTAGTGCTGCTCGCCGTTAATCATCAGCGGCATCATGTTCGCCTTGGTCGGATCGACCGCGCGCATCATGCGGGCCTTGACGACGGCGCGCTCGATGAGCGCACGCGACATCTTGTCGGCGCTGTCGACGTTGTTCTTGGCCGTCGCGTCGCCGCCGTAGAGCAGGTGGCCGGAATCGGGGGCCTGCAGCGGGTTGCCGGCGTAGCCGACCCACGCGACGGACTCGAAATAGTCCTCGTTGATGCCGCGAGCACCGGAGAGGTAGATGAACATCGCCTCGTCCTGATACTTCGCCCAATAGTCGGACAGGCGATCCTTCGCGATGGCGCGCAGGTTGTGCACGGTGCGCTTGCGGGTCATGCGCCCGCCCGACGACACCGTCTTGCGCATCTGGTCGATCTTGATCTCGTCGGAGAAGAAGCGAAGGTTCTCCGCCTTGCCCTCGACGCGATCGTCGCCGTATGTCGGCGTGCCGCGCAGCTGCACGTTGATGTCGAAGGTGATCGTGTCGCCGGCCGCCGACTCGAGATCGGTCAGCTTCTGGACGATCGAATTGGGGCCTTCCTGAATGAACTTCCTCTCGAAGTATGCCTTTTTCAGCATGTCGAGGAAGAGCGTGCCGGACCAGCGCTTAGCGGCCTTCGGATCGCCGACGGGGATGTTCGTGGGTCCAGACATGGACACAGCTCCTGTTTTCAGGAGCGCGTCCTACGCTCTATGTTCGCCCGCTCTTTTTAGCCGCAATCAGCTGGCGGCGCAATTAAGCGCGTGGTTATCCGGCTGGGGCGGCACGCCGACACCTGCAAGCCCGGGCGCAAAGGCCGGCGGCCGCAGTCCGAAGAACGCCCGCTCCACCTTGAGGTTGGTGAAGATGGCCAGGTGCACCTTGCGGCCGGTGCGCGCCAGAACCTTGATGGCGGCCCCGTTGTCGGGGCCGTCACCGATGCGCAGTCCTTCCTCGACGTCCAGTCTGACGGTCAGCATGCGCCGGCCCCCTCTCAACCGCCCTGCTCGTAGCGTTCCAACTGCTCCGGCGTCAGCCGCGCAAGCGCGGCCTCGTACTTCGCGATGTCGGTCTGCGCCAGGCGATCGAGGTGGGCGAACTCGCTGCCCTGCCCGGTATCTTCGAGCGCCGCAGCCGGAATGGTCGCCAGCGTGGGCGGAATGGCCGGCTTTTCCGCTGCTGCTGCAGCGGCGGCGGTTGCAGCTGCTGCGGCGGGGGTCTGAGCCGCGGCGGCCGCTGGCTTCGCCGCGGGCGTTGCCGGCGGCGGCGCCATGCCGGTAAGTCGCGCGATCTCGGCCACCTGCTCCTTCACCTTGGCGTCGGCCTCGGCGAGGATCTTCGGGTCGAAGGGATTGGTGGCTGCCTCCTGCAGCGTCTTCACCTGCGCGTCGAGCATGTTGAACAGCGGCGTACCGGGTGCGTACTGCGGATTGGCCTCGATGAAGCTGGTTGCGCTCATCTTCCAGCCTTCGAGGCGCGCATCGTAGGAGATCTCGGCGCGCAGCTTGGTTTCGCGCAGATCCTGTTCCTCACGGTTCAGCGCGGCGAGCTTCTGGTTGAGCTCGGCGCCGGTGAGATCTCCGTCGTCGAACTGCTGCGCGACCTGGGCCCGCTGGGTTTCCAGCGTCTTGATGCGCTGCTCATAGTCGGCTGGCAGCTCATAGGTCGGGAACGGCGCGCCGCCACGATCGGTGACGGGCGGTGGCGGCGCCTCGGCGGCGGTCGGCGTTGCGGCGGGATCGGGAGCGGCAGCAGCGCCAGCATCGGCGCCGGCACCGGCCTCGCCGGCGGACTTGCCGGTGTCCTCCGCCGCACCATCCTCGGCGCCATCATCGCCCGACTCGGCCCGCTCTTCGGCTTCGAGCTCGGCAAGGCCTTCACGCTCTTCTTCGCTGAGCTGCGCCAGCTCTTCGGCGGAGTATTTACTGGCCATTCATGTCTCCCTGCGGTGGTTGTGGTTGCGGCGGCTGGGCCTGTGCCTGCGCGGCCTGTGCAGCCTGGGCGGCGGCCATGGCCTGCTCCGCCTCGGCCTTCTGGTCACTCGCCGAGCGGAATCCGCTCTCGCCGAGGATATGGTCGCCGACATGGGTGATGCCGGGCTGGGCGACGGCGGCGGCGGCGGCCTCAAGGGCGGTGCGCTGGGTCTGCACACGGGTGCCCGTCGTCTTCGCCTCCAGCTCGGCCGCCTGGGCGCGGAGACGGATGATCTCCGCCTCCTTCTTAGCGATGTCGGCCTTCTTGCTCCCGAGCTCGGTCAGCGCCATTTCGATCGCGAACTGCTGCTGCTTCTGCTGCGCCTCCTTGCGCTGCATCTCTTCGGGCGTCGGCTCTTCCTGATCGGGATCCGACATGCCGGTCGCCTGCCGGATCCTCTTCACTATCTCCTCGCGGTTCGGCAGGTCCATGCTCTCGATGAGCAGGTCGAGGATGACGATGACCATCTGCGGGGCGGCGGGCGCGATCTTGGCGAGCAGCGAGAACAGCTCATCCGCCTGGGCCTGCCGGATCGTGGCGCGCCAGTCGGCCTCCGTGATGATGTAGTCGGCCTTCGAGCGGGTGATGTCGTTCTCGGGGTCACCATCGTTGACCTCGACATACTCCGGCTTCCCGCGCTTGTTGGTGATGCGGAAGGCCTTCTGCTCGGACATGAACTGCTCGATCAGCGAGCACTGCTTTTCGCCCGACTTCTGCTTGGCGTAGCGCAGATTGTCGAACAGGCCGGACGTCGCCATCTGGCCTTGGTCCTGGCGGCTCTGGATGGCAATGCCCGATGTCGCGTTGGTGCCGCGCCCCATCAGCTCGTCGGTGACGCCGGAGGCCTGCTGCACCATCGCGATCGAGCGGCCCATCAGCTCGACATGGTACTGCGACAGCTCGCGGTCGGCGTTGATCTCAAGCGCCTTGCCGGGGTTCTTGATGACGATGGCGTCTGGCCGAGCGATCTCTTCCTCGAAGGCGTCGATGTCGTCGACCGCCCCCTTGTCCATGATCACCTTGTTCGTGGACAGGATATGCAGCGCCTTGGAGGCGCGCTTGTTGATGTCCTCCTGAATGTCGCGGATCCGCCGGATCAGGCCATAGGGCAGCCCGTTGCGCCCGCGGCGGAAGCCCCACACCGGCGTGAAGGGAAAGCGGTTGTGGCGGTAGGGGCTCGGGCCCATCCAGAGCATGCCGGCCGTGGTGAAGATCGCGACCTTCATCCGCATCGAGGTTTTCTCGACGATCTCCGCCTGGCCGCTGTGCACCTCTTCCTGATGGCCACGGGAGCGCGGGTCGAAGATCTCGCCTGCGAAGGATCCGCCGGAGATCTTCCGGACCTTCTCAGGCACGCGGTACCAGCACTCGATCATGCGGACGCGTTGACGATGATAGCCGCCGGCATGGTTGTCGGCGCGGCGGGTCGTGTTGACGCGATCGAGATCGATCTCCTTCTGATCCATCGCCTGATCGCCGTAGAGGCTCAATTCGGTGAACTGGTCGATATTGTCGACCGAGTGCTCGATGACGGCCTTGCGGCTGGGGAAGAAGGCGACGCCGGTGTCGACGTCCACCCACTTCGAGCGGAAAATGTAGCGACCATCGCTGTAGTCGAGCTCGCTGGCGGAGCTGTCGCCGAGCATTTCGCGCCAGTTGCAGTAGCGGCTGACGATCGGCTCGTCTTCGCTGCCGTCCTGAATGGAGTCCTCGATCCAGCCCACCCCGACCTTCACCGCATCGGCAAAGGCGCGCGACCAGTGGAACGGGGTGTCGTTGCAGTCGGAGAGGTACTTGAGCAGCTCGCTCTTTCGTTCGGCGGCCTTGGCATCGCCCTTGCGGCGCGGCAGCACCTTGAAGTCTGATCGGGCGCGTCGTTCAGTACCGAGCACCCAATCGATCGTGGTGGCGGTGACGTTATAGACCAGCGGCTTCTGGCCGCGTTCCTCGAGGATGGCCTTGTCCTCGTCCTTCCACTGCTCGTTGTCGTAGAAGTCCTCATCGGTCGCCATCTCGCGGCGGTTCTCGCCCTGGCGGTCGATCTCGCGGAGGTAGTGGTCGAGCAGGATGCCGTGGAGTTGGACCGCTTCCTCGCTATCCAGAACACTCGCCGGCACATCCTTGATGGGCTCGCCACCGGGCTCGATCGGCGACTTGTATTCCTTGCGGCGGACGCTGCCGTCCTTGGCGTTGAGGTCAAACATCGGCCCGCAGCTCTTTCTCGATGCGGCGGCCGGATTCCCTCTCTGTCACGATGACATCCGCGAGCGCTGCGGTTTCGCGCTCCGGCGGCGGGGGCATCATGATGAGCTCGTACATGTTCTCGTTCACGATCGTGATGATCGCGACGGCATTGGTGGTGGTGTCCTCGATGTCGAGCTCTTGGCAGGCGCGGCGCCCCAGCTGCAGGGCGAGTGCGACGTCCCCCATGCCCTTGAGATCCAGCGCCCAATTCGGCAGGTCGACGTCGTCGTGGACGACGAAGATCCGCATGTCGTCCGTGCCGTAGGAGGCGGCGCGCATGATGACGAGGCAGCGTCTCCACTCGCCGATGCCGTGCCGACACCACGTCCCGAGGGCGAGGAACATGCCGTGGGTCCGGCGGAAGTGATACCGGCTGATGTCGACTTCGGCCAAGGCAGGCCCTCTTTAGAGTGCGCTGAATAACCTCGGATAAGCGATTTCGGGGATTGCGGCAATTAACAGACTTCGATTGCCCCCTGTCGTGTGCGTCAGGTCGCCATCGCGGAGGCGCGGCGGCGCCGGCGCGTGACGGGCGCCGCGGCAGCGATGAGGCCGGCCTGTTCCGCCTGGCTTTTCTGGCGCAGGGCGTCGGCCGCGTGCTGGTGACCGTTCTTCATGATGCCGCCGGTCCAGACGCCTTGTGTCGCGTTCCATGCCTTAGAGAAACCATCGAGGTGCTTGATGCCCTCGGCGCAGGCCTCGGCGTCGAACTGGTAGCGCGCGAACTCCTCGCGCATGCCGTCGATCGCCGCGTTGAGATCCGGCGTCCTCGGCACGATCTCGATGTCGAGCAGCCCGAGCTCCTGCAGCATGTCGAGATAGGTTTTCAGCACCTCGGTATTGATGCGGCGGGCGGAACCGTCATGCGGCAGGTAGTGCTTGCCCCACACGAAATGCCGGGCGGCGCGGGCGTCCTCCAGCTGACGGACATAGTAGCTCGGCGGCTCGGCGCTCCCCTCGAAGAA